TCCTATACTACTTGTTACTGTTCCTTTACACCAGGTCAAACTGGTACTGGTCTAATGGTTGGATTGAATACAGACCCTGCAACAAATGCATCCTACGATTCTCTTGATTTTGCCTTTTATTTGACTGGATCTACCATTGCAATTTGGGAAAGTAATAGTCAAGTGTATAATCCTGGAACAAGTTATCTTACTACCGATGTATTCAGTATTACGTATGACGGTATAAAAGTCAAATACTACAAAAATGGAGTGCTCTTCTATACATCTGCAAATACACCAAGTGGTGCATTAGCTTTGGATAGTTCATTTGCTACATCAGGAGCTTCAGTGAATAACTTAGTATTTGGACCCATGGGAGCGATGGGTTATACTGGTTACACAGGATACACCGGATTCACAGGTTACACAGGATTTACGGGTTACACAGGTTACACAGGATACACTGGTTTCACAGGATACACTGGTTTCACTGGTTATACAGGATTCACAGGCTACACAGGATTCACAGGATACACTGGATTCACAGGATACACTGGATTCACGGGTTACACAGGTTATACAGGTTACACTGGATTCACGGGTTACACAGGTTATACAGGTTACACTGGATTCACGGGTTATACAGGACCAGTTGGTGGAGTAGCAACGTATTCACTTCCTGATGGATCATATGGTAGATGGATATATTTAGGTGAATGGAAGGGAGCATCACAGTCAGGATATGTATTGAATATGAAAATAGCAGCACATAGGGGTTATAATGCGATTACTGGACAGAACCAAGTTACTGAGTTTATGTTTAAAACTTCAAATGGTGGCTCAATTAACCTAGATGCAATTGGAACATTTTATGGAGATGGAACTGGATTTATAAATACAGCATTATCACCATCAGAAATCAATAGCCCAAGTTTGATAAGAGTTATTCAAAATAGTTCAACTGATTTTTCATTTTATGCAAATTTTACAGGTTCAGTATTTTACGGGAATAGTATTTACAGCGTTACCTTTAACAGTGCTTCATCATGGGCAGATTTTAGTAGTATATACAGCGGAACACCAACCGGATCTAACTATTTGGATATTACACCCTCGGTTCTGATAGGTCCTACTGGTTACACTGGATACACTGGTTATACTGGACCAACAGGATACACGGGTTATACCGGTTATACTGGTCGAACAGGACCAACTGGATACACAGGTTATACTGGTTACACCGGACCAACAGGATACACAGGTTACACTGGTTATACAGGGCCAACAGGATACACAGGTTACACTGGTTATACAGGACCAACAGGATACACAGGTTACACTGGATATACAGGACCAACAGGATACACAGGTTATACCGGCTACACAGGACCAACAGGATACACAGGTTACACTGGTTATACAGGACCAACAGGATTCACAGGTTACACTGGATATACAGGACCTACTGGATACACTGGTTATACCGGCTACACAGGTCCAACAGGATACACAGGATACACAGGATACACAGGACCAGGATTTAATGCAATAACTCCATACACAAATACATATGTATTGACTGCGAATGGAGTATCAAATACAGCAACTGGTCAATCTAATTTAACGTTTGATGGTTCAATATTAACTCTAAAAGGAAGTTATAATATTTCAAATGGTGCAGGTACAAGCAATATAGCCATATTTAATTCAAGTTACACTAAAATAGGATTGTTAAATGGTAGCTATACCTCTGTAGGTGAAAACAATGGAACTGTATTTATTGGATCAGGTGGTGGAAATACGATTATAAATGCCTACAATGGTGGCCTTATAGGTATTGGAACAGATAATCCTCAAGCTAGACTTGATATACGTGGTACAACATTTATAACATCGCCAGATCTTGGAGGAGGAGTTCCGGGATCTAGTTCAACATCGTTGCGTTTACAAACAAATGAATATGGTAATCAAGGATATTTAAAGTTTTATGATCAACGAGAAACAGATAGAAATGATTGGACTGATGTAGCAACGTATATTCAAAAGATTACAGATTCATCACCCCAGGGATTTATCAAGTTTAATGGAATCTCTAATTATTCTGGAGGATCTGGTGGTGTTACGATAGGAACTCCAGATTATCCTACTGCATTAACTGTTCATTATGATGGAAATGTAGGTATTGGAACAACAAGTCCATCTTATACTCTTGATGTAAATGGAACAACTAGAGTAGTAAATCTTCCTTCAAATTCCTCTTCTACTCCACAATACGTAGTGACAGATTCTTACAATCAACTTCAATACACAACAAATCTTGCAGGATCTTATTTATCTAAATCTTCGAATGTTGTAGCTCCATATCCAGGAGCTACATTGAATATATCATTCTCAAAAACAACCGATCTCAATACATACTGGTTTATTGGCAATGGTTATCCAACAATTACTCCAGGTGGTGGTGGAGATCCAGTTCCATCTTTAACACTTACTCTACCAGATGATGTAGGTATTCCGTATGGAACAATTATTACAATTGCAAATATGAATCTTGTAACTTCTTTAAGTGGACCTTCTACAGGCAATCCGTTAACATTGACAACCGATACAAATGGAGGAATTATTGGAGATTATTCTACAGGTAGTTTATACAATTCAGTTACTGTAAATCCTAATACAACATTTAGAGCAATGTGGACAAGATTTTTGCTAGTAGGATATGTAGTTCCAGGAGGAGGTATTGGTGCTGGAGGTAGTTATTTAATTGGATGGTTTAACATAACATAAAAGGTATACATTAGAATAATAGATGTCTTCATTATCAAAATACATACCTGGTGTAGGACTAATAACTATTGCTCCTAATACAGTTGTTGGACCACAAGGACCTGTAGGTCCCCAAGGTGATCAAGGTCTAACAGGTGCAACAGGTCCCACAGGGCCTATTGGTATTCCAGGGTATGCTACAAATTTAGGACCAACTGGGTCAACGGGTTCAACAGGAGCAACTGGAGCAACTGGAGCAACTGGAATTCGAGGACCAACTGGATTTACAGGATTAACAGGTAAAACTGGACCAACTGGATTTACAGGAGTAACAGGCCCGACTGGATTATCAGGTACAGCAACAAATACAGGTCCAACTGGGCCAACTGGACAAACTGGGCCAACTGGATATACTGGATTATCTGGAACTGCTACAAATACTGGACCGACAGGACCAACAGGACCAACAGGATTAACAGGTCCAACTGGAATAACTGGAGCAACTGGAAGAACAGGGCCAACTGGACCAACGGGACCGACTGGACCTACTGGAAAAATAGGACCAACTGGAGCAACGGGAGCAACTGGACCTCAAGGATATCCAGGTCCTCCAGGTCTTCCAGGAGCAATAGGTCACGAAGGTCCAACAGGTGCATTGGGAGTAACTGGACCAACTGGACCAACTGGAGACAGTGGAATTTTAGGAGCAACTGGACCAACTGGACCAAGTGGACCAACTGGACCAACTGGAGCAGCGGGTCCAAAAGGTCGTACAGGTGCAACGGGTGCAACAGGTGAAACAGGTCCAACTGGACCAACTGGAAGTCAAGGAACAACGGGAACAACCGGTCCAACTGGTAAAACAGGACCGACTGGATTAACAGGTCCTACAGGTCCAACGGGAGCAGATGGTAAAACAGGTCCAACGGGTCCAACTGGTAAGACAGGTCCAACTGGAGCAACTGGTGCAACTGGAGTAACCGGACCAACTGGACAAACTGGATATACTGGACCAACAGGGTTTACAGGAGTAACAGGCCCGACTGGAGTTACAGGAGTTACTGGATCAACTGGATCAACAGGATTAACAGGAGCAACAGGACCAACAGGATTAACAGGTCCAACAGGATTAACAGGATCAACGGGATCAACTGGATTAACAGGGCCTACCGGAGTAACTGGAAGTATTTCACTTTACTACGGGACTGCAGGGATTATTCTTTCTGGAATAAATTCGAGTACAGTTGTTGGATCAAATGTAGATACATTGGTGGATGCTTCAAAAAGAATTTGGTTACAAGGATATCAACAAAATGCACTTGATGCAGGAATTCAACCCGTTTCGGTATCGTATTTGTATTTTTACAATACTGGAAGTGGCAGTACTTGGAATGCAAATGTAGGACTTGTTGCTAATGGTCCGATTACAAGTGGAGGAAGCAATGTAAGTTACACTATCTATTTTTATAACAATTAAGTAATGTATTCGTCATATAGCCAACGGTTAGTTGGTGATTATCTGCCATTGACGAACAGAAGTGTGTTTTATCACGAAGGTTCAATAGGTCCACAAGGCCCTAATGGACTGGATGGGTTCACAGGACCTACTGGATTTCAAGGACAAGATGGAGAATCTGCAGAAACAGGGGCAACGGGACCAAGTGGATTTACAGGAATAACTGGAATAACAGGACGAACAGGAGCAACAGGACCAACGGGTCTTTTTGGATTTAATGGACCAACTGGATTACCAGGTCCTCTTGGTCCAACTGGTAATATAGGTCCAACGGGACCGAATTCAAATACTGGCGCAACAGGATTCGTAGGTAAACCAGGAATTATTGGTTGTACCGGTCCAACAGGACCAAATTCAAATACCGGTGCAACTGGACTTAAAGGACTTACAGGACAAACTGGTCCTACGGGTTCTGGAATACGTGGATATACTGGAAATACAGGATTTGCATCGAATGTAACAGGACCTACAGGAACCACAGGACCAACGGGAGTAAATGGACCGGATGGACCAAGAGGAGAAAGAGGTATACCAGGAACAGTACAGGGTCCAACCGGACCAACAGGACCAACTGGACCAAGAAATATAAGTGGATATACAGGTGCTAAAGGTGTTGCTGGAGTATATGACCCATCGGGTCCAACTGGTCCAACAGGCGCAACAGGACCTACTGGAATATCTGCTGTAGGACCAGTTTCAAAAGAAACAGGAAGCACAGGAGATACAGGATATACAGGAGCAGCAGGACCAAGTGGTATGATGGGACCACTTTCAGACAAAGCAGGAGGAACCGGTCCAACAGGATTTCAAGGAGACTTTGGTCTTACAGGACCTACTGGATTACTTGGTTATACAAATTTAACAATTGCAACTGGTTACAGTGGAGCAACTGGAATTATTGGAGTAACAGGAGTAACAGGTTCAACTGGAAAAACAGGAGCAACAGGATTTGCAGGAATTTCAAGTACAGGGGTGACTGGAGTAACAGGTCCAACTGGAATTACAGGACCAACTGGAAAAACAGGACAATTAGGAGTTACTGGATTAACGGGACCAACTGGTAAAACAGGAGCAACTGGAAAAACAGGATTAACTGGACCAACAGGACCGACTGGATATATTGGAAAGACAGGACCTGCTGCAAATATTTTGACAGGATCTGCTTTTATATCGTTCAATATGCCAGGTGATAATAAGAGTACAAAATCTATCAATACAAGTGTTGCATCTTCGAATGCTATTTGGTTATCAGGAGTTCAACCAGATTCTGGAACATTGAATAAAGTATCATTTCCTTCCGATGTTTATTTCAATTCTGATGGATCGAATTGGATTGCAAATATGACAATTTTTTCAGGTGTTCCAAATGGTTCATTGAATTATTTCATAAATTATTGTTACATAACACCAAGTTCTATAATATCTGCTGGACTTGGAAATGTTCCTACCGATGCACCGTTGAATAATACATTTAGCATGTCACTATCTTCTGTTGGTCAACATCGTGTATATAAGGTAACACTTTAATGTTCACATTATAAATAAATGCCGAAGGTGAAGTTATCGGAATTGAATTCCGGTGGGAATATAGATATGCTTGTAAGCAGGGTTCCTCTTACCGATACTCAAATCAGTAATTATGCGAATGGTTCGGATTCACTTTCTGGAACTATTCTATCGAATGATCCTTCGAATGGAAATGTTAAAATGTTAACAGTACAGAATTCAGGAGACTATTATGTTACGTTGGTTGCAACGACGAGCAGTTCAGGTTCGTATTCCTTTAATCCTGCTACATTTCCTTCTGAGACTGTTCTAACATCTACTGCTGCTGCAGTTTCAAATGCTTATCCAAATTACTACGTTTACACTGGAGATGGAAATCCGACTACGTTTACCTTAACAGGACTTACAGATCCTACAAAAGCATCTGTTCTTCTTTCATATTCTCCTTTTACTACCTTTGATGCAAGTGAATGGAGATCAACTGGAAATGCGAGTAATATTTCGGTTCCTCTTGAAACAAATGGTTGTAATGTTACGGATAATTCGAATATGCATGTTGCAATTATACCTGCAACTGGATATACCGCAAATGAGACCTATACATTGACTGCAATTTCTGCATATCCCGAGACAGCGTTGACAAAGAATGTTATCTATACTGCATTTAGCAACCCCTTGATTACATCCTCGAATGTAAGCAATGCTGATTATTACATTTTTTCAAATGATTTGAGTTCTGGAAATCAGTATATTCAAATTATAAATACTGGAGGACCTGCAGATATTCTATTGAGTTCATCTCAAGTTTCCAGATTAGGAGTGGTTAATTATTTGAGCGGAACACAGCCTTCTTCAAAGTATACGTATTCGACATTATCAAATAGTAACAGTGTATTGGAAACACTTTCTATAGGTGGAAATTCTTTAAGTTTGGGGTCAGGTATTCATATTGCAGTGGTTCCAAAAACATCTACGAATGCGGTATATCGTATTGAAGTTACGCAGTATGCATCCGAAGATGCTACACAAGGAGTCAACAACGTAGTCGCTGGAGCAATTGCATATACAGGACCAGGTCCTATATCGCTTCCTTATTACAAAAGTTATGTATTCACCACTGCAGGAACGTATGATTACACAATTTCAAGTACATTAGGAGTTTGTTACTTGCTACTTTCCAGAAAGCAGTTGACTTATATGGATGTGTGTATGTGGTACAATGGATTCACTCAAGACCCTCAAGTATCGTATAATTTGAGCGTACCTCTTATTGGAGCATTTGCCAACTCGGATATGAATGTATTAACTGGAACAGGAAGCAACGAAGTTCACGCTACAATTATTGCAACTACAACAGCTCCAACTGGAGGAGGAGGTGCAAATCAAGCAGTCTATATTTTTGAAGCCTTGACTGGTGAAATTACTATGTCGATCGACACTTCTTATACCAATACATTGACATCTACTGACAGTGATAATCTTGCAGTTGGATATTATGGAGTTACAGTCTTACCAGGTGATTACACATTTACTATGACAAATACTGGTGGAAATGCAGATATGTTGATTACATACGAACGATTAACTGCAAATGATTTCAAAATTTGGCAATACAATCAAGCAATATATACTATTCTCAATACACCTGGATCAGGAACAGAAACATACAATACAGGATTATTATCGGATTCAACAACCTTCCATATTGGAGTTGTAGGTATGGTATTTAACAGTGCAGCAACCATAGGATTATCATACAGTATTAGAGAATATCCAATCTCTGCAGGGGATATTGTTGAAGCAAGTTCTCTTGCAAATTACCGAGTATACACATTTACAAACACGACTGGAAGCACCATTTCTTCTCAGGACTTCGGTATTGTTCTTACATCAACTGATAATCTCGATCTTGCAATATCAACTACAAAACTTACTCAATCACAGATTTCAAATTGGTCTACTAGCAAACCGGTTGGAGTAAGTTACATTTCTGGAACTGGAAGAATTTCAAAATCAAACATTTTGACCAACCAAAAAATATATATTACTGTAATCGTTACTTCAGGACAACCTTCTTATAAATTTTCAGCACTCACGTATTCTAGAAGTGAGACAGATATAACATCTTCCGGAGTCTACACCAATTCTTCAAACAGCGGTCACATTGATCTCTTCACATACACAGAGACAGGATCTCCTGTAACTGAGAGCTTTGCTGCTGATTACAGTATGAATATGGTTATCACGTACTACAAACTTTCTGACTTTGATTTATCGTTGTTATCGTCAAGTTTCAGTTCTACACTTACAGTACCAAAGGTTGGAACAACACAGAGTACATATTCTGGATTTACACAGCAGTCTGTTGATCTCACTACAAACCAAGTTGCCCATATTGCTATTCCGAATACAGCGAATCAGTACACTCTTCAAAGAGTATACTATCCTCCTGAAACATCTGTATCTCTTGGAGAGATCAAAACAGATACCCTTCATAATGCAATTGATGGCGACTACTATGTATTCACTGCATCTACAACTGGAGATCAGGTATTCGAAGTTCTTGGAGAAAACACTGAAATCCCTATAATGCTTCTTGCAACTAGTCGATTCTCAACACTTGATTTGTTAGCATATGCAAAACACAGATTAACTCTCACAGATTTGGGTGGAAAGATTATCAATGCCTCAAGTGCATCTACTGGATTTTCTACTGTTACTTCACTTTCTTCAAGCAGCCAGATTCACATATTGCTCTACAGTCCAAGTGGAACAAACAACGCCTATCACTTCTCGCCTGTTACATACGATACTCCATATGTTCTTAATACGAGCAACTCATCCTTTAATAGTGGAACTGGTACTACAACAACTCCTATTTCTGGTTTCACAAGTCTCAGTGCTTATCAACCTACTACCATTCAAATTACAGCTCCATCAAAACAACACGCAGGAGGTCCAAATGCTCAATATACATTCAATACCACTATCAACAGTGGTACAATTGCCCCAATATTTATTGCAAGTGGAAGCCCAAGAATATCCAGTTTGGAAGCAGTATACAATTACTTGGCATCATTCAAGGGAACCTCAGACAGTCCAGTAACCGATGTTGAAGATCCATTGTTGGAATCCACGTTCTACTACACTCTTCTTGGAGGTTCAAGTGGAGGTTCATTCGCATTGAGTTACAGTGTAATCACTGCTGTACAAGCACCAATGACATCTGGAACAACGTATACAGATGTACTCACAACATCTGGACAACAGGATTTCTACTACATTTTCCACATAAACGGAACAGGAGACAGTTTCACATTTGTCCAATCAAGTGCTGCAGAAACATTGATTCTATCCGATGTTGATTTTACAAGTACAGATATTTACAACCATATCACATATGGTCAACCAATACCCAATTCTAGTTTTGTAGTTACTGCATATGGCAATACAAGTATACCAGGAAGTGTTGCTACTGGACAAATTCATATCGCAGTATTTGCAACTCAAAACAGTTCCGATGGAAGCCACTATTCGTTAACGTATAGCAATGGAAGCGGTGGAGGCGGTGGAGGCGGAGGCGGTGGTGGAGGCCTGCTACCACCATAAATAAACGCACGAGGGTGTAATGGTGAAGCCCAGACTCCCTATTGAAGTGGAAGAGCATTACTATTTACCTCACGAGATCGTAAGGCTTATCCATTCGTTCGTTCCTCATCTGCCTAAAAGAAAGGAGCGTTCGCCAAGCTACGATAGGGAGCTGATTCACATTCAAAAAAAGAAGCACAAAACTGCGTCACCAATGTACTTAAAAGATTTAGATGATTTTGTATTAGATTAATAATGGACTATTTACTTGTTTTAGAACACTGGTCATCTCTTCTACGTCATATCAAAGACGAGACAGGCCAACGATACAAAACCGAGAACCTTGCAAATGATATTTTGCGTTACATACGCTACCATCGATTTCGTCAATTCAATCTTTTTGTACAACGAAGAGGCGAAGAATATGAATTACTAATCAAATCGCTCGAACCGAAATACGAAAAAGAACTCATTGACAAACTTGTGTTGGACGATCAGTTCTGGAATCTGACAATAGAACTCGGGGATTTTTAAAACGGAATAATCTAGACACAAAGATAACAAGTAGTAAATATGGGAGATACAATTGTAAGTGTTCAGTTTGGCATCACAAACCCAGATGACATACTGAAGCGCTCCGTCGTAGAAGTAAATACTGAAAAGACTCATCAAAGCGGCCAACCCGTTCCCAACGGTGTATTTGATGCTCGCTTTGGTGTAATCGAAAACGGCAAAGTATGTCCCACCTGCAAACAGACCAATCAACACTGCCCAGGTCACTTTGGACACATTCGCCTTGCCCGTCCTGTCTATCTCTATCAATTCTTTGATACGATTGTTCAAATTTGTAATGTAATCTGCTTATCCTGCTCGAAGCCCTTGCTACCGGAAGAAACATTGAAAACTTTCAAGTCGAAAGGTCTTGCTCGTTTCCGTGAAGTTCGAGACTCTTTAAGCAAGCGACCTAAACAATGTGCTTTCTGCAACACTCAAACATTCACAAAGGTTACCAAGGTTGCTGATAAAGCTGCAACGATTGAAGGAAACTACACGAGTACTACAGAAGCTCCCATTGCTCCTGTTCCTCTTCAACCTGAATTGGTATTGCGTGCATTCCAACATATGACCGATGAAGATATCGATTTGCTCGGGTTCAGTTCCAAATTCTCACGTCCTGAATGGATGATCTGCACTATTCTTGCAGTTCCTCCTTTGACTGTTCGTCCATCTGTTATGATGGATGATCACGGGCGTATGGAAGATGATCTCACACACAAGTTGATTGATATTTTGAAACACAATGACAAGCTTCGTGAAATGATTGAGAAGGGACAGACTGCAGATATTATCGACAAATACACTGCTACTCTTCAATACCATGTTGCAACCTATGTCGATAACGATATCAAGGGAATGGCTCCTTCTCAACAACGATCAGGACGTCCTCTTCGTACTCTCAAATCTCGTTTCGGTTCCAAGACCGGTCGTGTAAGAGGCAATCTTATGGGTAAGCGTGTGGATTTCTCTGCTCGTTCGGTTATCACTCCCGATGCGAATATTGAATTGGATGAATTAGGTGTTCCTGAAGAGATTGCAGTCAATCTAACCTTTCCTGAAACAGTCTCTGCTTTCAATCGTGAACGACTTCTCGGTTACATTCGAAACGGTCCTGATAAGCATCCAGGTGCAAAATCAGTCTATATCAAACGTGATGATAAACCAGTATCTCTGCGATATGTCCGTGCAGATTCAATTGATCTTCAAGAAGGTGATATCGTTCACCGTCATTTGATCGATGGTGATATTGTGCTCTTCAATCGACAACCCTCTCTTCACAAGGCATCGATGGAAGCTCATCGTGTTCGTGTCTTGCCATACTCTACCTTTCGATTGAACGTTTCTGCTACTCGACCATACAATGCAGACTTTGATGGTGATGAAATGAATATGCACGTACCACAATCGATTGCAGCAGCAACTGAATTGAGACAATTGGCTTCTGTACTTCGTCAAATTATTTCACCCCGAACTGCTTCACCGATCATCTCCGTATTTCAGGATACGATGACGGGTGTCTATCGTATGAGCAATCCTAACTTCAAAATTCCAGAGCATATTGCGATGAATATGTTGGCCAAAATCAATCGAACAAATATTCCAAGAAAAAATCGGGACTGGACTGGACCTGAAATCATTTCGATGGCATTCCCATTGATCAATTTAAAAACCAGTATCACCTTAGAAAATGGCCAGCTTACGAAAGGTGTACTCAAGAAGTCTGCATTTACAAGTGGTGACGATTCCAGTGGATTGGTTCAAGTTCTCTTCAACGACTTCAGTCCTCAACGATGTGGACAGATGATTAACGATATTCAATCAATTGTAACTCAGTTCAATCTATACACTGGATTCTCAGTTGGAACATCTGATTTGATTGCAAATGGACAGACGCTCAAAGAAGTGAATGAACACATCGAAAAGGGTAGAAATAAGGTTGCTCAAATTCTATTCGATATGCACGCAGGTAAGTTCATCAACAATACTGGATTCTCAAATGGTGAGAAGTTGGAAAAGGATATTTCTGCAGCCCTGAATGAGGTTGCAAATGAGATTAACAAATCTGTGAAAACAAGCCTTTCAGAAGAGAACCGAATTGTACAGATGGTGTCTTCCGGTTCTAAAGGTAGTGACAACAACATCACACAGATGGTTGCATTGTTGGGTCAGCAGTTGATTGAAGGTAGACGTGTTCAATACACTCTGCAAGATAGAACACTGCCACACTTTGCACGATACGACGATGGTATCGAGTCTCGTGGATTTATTGAACATTCCTTCATCGATGGATTGATGCCTTCGGAATTCTTCTATCACGCTCAGGCAGGACGTATTGGATTGATTGATACTGCAGTCAAGACTTCTGATACCGGTTATATTCAGCGACGATTGATGAAGACGATGGAAGATCAGCACATAGCGTATGACAATACTGTTCGAAATGTAACCGGAACAATTGTTCAGTTTCGATATGGTGAAGACGGTATCGATACCACTTCGATTGAAACTCAACCGTTTGAATTTGGAAAAATGACAATGGCACAAATCTATGCAGACTTTGCATTAACAGCAGATGATGTCAATCCATTCTTAAAGGATCAAGTATCGGAAGTGGACGACTTGGTGAATGCTCTTCTAAACGATCGCGAAATTATTGTAAGAAATGCATCTCGATTCAAGAACTTGAATACTGTTCAATCACCCATTCATTTCCCACGATTGATTTCAAAGTATGCAAATGGATACAATACTAAGACTGATTTGACACCTGCATACGTGAATGCTTCTATCGGCAAGTTCATCAGCGAATTTCCAGAGAACAAGGTCTTTCACACTCTTCTTAGATACAACTTGGCTCCTAAAAAATCGATTATCATTCATCGTTTGACAGTTGCTCTCTTCGATGAGTTAATGCGTGACATTCGTCATAGATACATAAAGGCAAGATGTCATCCAGGTGAAATGATCGGTGCTCTTGCAGCACAGTCGATTGGTGAACCTACTACTCAACTTACCTTGAACACTTTCCACTCAACGGGTACTGCAAAGGCGAATGCGACTGCAGGAGTTCCTCGTATTGGTGAGTTGTTGGATGCGACTAAAAATACCAAACGACCAAGCAACACCATCTATCTTCTGCCTGAAATATCTGGAGACCAGAATGAAGCGATCAAAAAGATGAAACAGATACAAAAGACTACGTTGAGAGATATTACAAAATCAGTACGTATCTTCTATGATCCTAATCCATCTGCAGAAGGTACAGTTATTGATGAAGATCGTGAACTCTTGGCAATGTATCAACAATATGCACTTCAAAACGAAGAATGCAAGGGTGCTCCTTGGATTATGCGAATTGAGTTGGACAGTATGGAACAGGTAAAACGTGATATGTTGGACCTGACATTGATTCAAACTAAAATAAATAAGAATCCTGCATTGAAGACTTTGATCTCCTGTGAACACTCTGATTCTGCAGGAAAGAAGATCGTATTGCGTCTCTCATTCTCAGAAACAACTACTCCTGTATTGATGCGATATATGGAAGACAAGGTTTTGGACACTGTGTTGACTGGTGTGGAAGGTGTTGGTCGTGTCCATCTTCGTGAGATCAAGAGTGAATTAATCTACGATGGTACTGTAGGCGGATATGTGAACAAGCCTCAATATGTATTGGATACAGAAGGTATCAATTTGTACAGCCTTCTCGTATTTCCTGGTGTGGATGGAACACGTGTATTCTCGAACGATATTTGGGAAATATTGAAAGTGTTCGGTATCGAAACTGCGAGACTTGCAATGTATGAGGAGTTGAATGAAGTATTCGCATCCGAAAAGGTCAACTACCATCATCTCTCTGTCCTTGTAGATTCTATGACATTCAGTGGTCGTCTTGTGGCTATCAGTCGATCTGGTATGAAGAAGAACGAAACTGGTGTCTTCGCAAAGGCATCCTTTGAAGAGACATCCACTACAATGTTCAATGCTGCCCTTGAAGCCGAGACGGATACAATGATGGGTGTATCTGCAAACATTATGTTCGGTCAGAAACCGCCTTGTGGAACAGGATTTGTAGATATTCTTGTAGACGAAGCGAGACTACCAGAAGGAGCAGAAGAGGATATTGATACCAGTGTGATCGATGAAGTCAATGCAAAACTTGCGACAAAAGAAGAGTCTGAGTGTCGTATGGAAGATATCTTGATGGATTGGTAAAAAGCGTAGTTTGCCTAGTGTGTAAATGTTAGAATAATATAATGATTAACCTGACAAATCCTGAAATAGCAGAAATCAGGAATACTGCTCTACCCAGAGCATCTCTAGAAACGCTTGAAGCTCTTCGTAATGATGCGTGTCAAGCGTCTAAAAGCAGTTTTTCACTTCAGTCTCAACAAAAGTTTTTGCGTCGTGTACTATCACCTGATTCCCCTACACGTAACCTGCTGATGGTCCACGGAACAGGAACGGGTAAGACTTGTACCGCTATCCAAATTGCAGAAGAATATATCCTGCGACCAGAGTTTCAGGATAAGAAAGTCCTCGTCATATCATCGTTGGCTGTACAGAACAATTTTCAGCATCAGATTTTTGATATGACACGAGTTGATCTTGATAAGACTGAAACTTTATTGGTTT